GGTAATTTGTATAGGTTCAGCGCAGCCGTCATTGCCGCTGATTCTATTGTCACCCCAGTTATCCCCGCTGGGGTCGCGGTGCTTGATGGGTCGAGTGCCGCTGATCTTTATGCAAACAATGATGCAATTAAAAACGCATTATTAGGACTAAGCACCGACATTTTCCAGGCAGTTATTGCACCTGGATCACAAATTGAGGGCGTGGATTTTGCCCAGACAATTTACCGAACAGGGCGCGCAATGATCAATCGCCAAATGGGTTTATTAACACCATTTATAGACACTGAAACAATTTGCCAATGAGTGCATCAATCGCTGAGGTGCGGGCAGATTTAGCAGCTGCATTAACATCAATTGGGGCATCAGTTTATGATTCAGTTCCCGAAGCAATCATTCCCCCAGCGTGCGTGATAATTGCTGGATCACCGTATTTGGAAAGCACCCTGATCAGTAAATCATCAGTAAGTGTCAAAATTAATTTTACGATAACCGCAGCGGTTGCATACAATTCAAACCCAGGCGCATTAGATAATTTAGAAAAATTAGTCATTCAAATTTTGGGTGTGATGCCCAATGGTTATGTGGTCGGTGATGTTCAACGCCCAACAATAACAAACATAAACACATCATCAATACTGATTGCCGATTTGGCAGTCAGCACATACTATAATCAAGACATATAAGAGAAAAGGAAAAAAATGCCAACCACAATCATTACAGGTCGCGACATCACATTTACAATTGATTCTGATGTCTATGATGCGCAAGCCACATCAGCGGTTTTAACCGTAGATTCAACAATTAACACTTATCAAACCTTAGATGGTAAAGCCTATTTCACTACTGACACACAGGGCACATTTGCAGTTTCAATGCTTGCAGATTGGGGCGCAGCATCATCATTGTGTGAAGCATTGTGGACAGCTGCAACCAGCGCACCAAACACTGGTTTATCAGTGATTTTTGGCGCAGATTCAGGTGCATCATTTGCATTTGATGTTCAGCCAATTTTGCCATCAGCGGGCGGCACTGCACCTGATGCACAAACAGTTGATTTATCATTTACATGCGTGACAACACCAGTTGCCACATTTAGTTAATCAGTAGAATCGGGAGCAAACAAAATGAAATTACCAATACAAATTGAATATGGAAACGGTGAATCTGCAATTTACATTGCCCAAGTTCCTGAATGGTCAAAGTGGGAGCAGAAAACTGGACATACAATCAGCCAAGCCCAGGAAAAAATTGGGCTGAATGATTTATTGTTTTTGGCTTATCATGCAATGAAGCGCAATGCAGGCGGTAAGGCAATCAAGCCTTATGAAGCATGGTGTGAGGGCATTGTAGATGTCACCGTGGGCGATGAAAACCCAAAAGTTTCCAGCGCGGAAGCATAAACCGATTATTGATTGAATTGGCAATTGCCACATCAATTCCAATGTCGGAATGGGAAAGCGCGGAACAGATTTTAACCGCAGTTGAGATTTTAAAGGAGCGCAAAAATGACAATTGATTCTGATGCTTACAATAAGCAACAATTGAAAGTCATTATCAAAGTGATTGGCGCAATGGATGATGCTGCAATTGCAGAATCCAAAAAAACATCAGGCGCGTTGGTTGAATATGTGCAGAAAAAAATCATTGATGCATCAGGTCAAACCCAAAATAAAATTGATGATCCAATTGCTAAGGGATCGCGGGTCAGTAAATCATCCAAAATTGGTGAATTAAACCTGGGGTTTGCAGCTCAAAAATACAGTGGTGGTGGCACTACGCAGCAACTATGGGGCGGGGCTGAATTTGGATCAAATAAATTTAAGCAATTTCCAGCCTGGTCAGGAAAATTTGGCAGGGGTTCACGGGGCTGGTTTATTTATCCAACACTACGCAAGGAGCAGCCTTATATTTTAGATCAATGGGAAAATGCATTTGATCAGATCATTAAGGAATGGTAAATGGCAACCCAATCCCGCACCCTTAAATTATCAATCCTTGCAGAAACAAAGCAATTAGCGGATGCATTAAAAGGATCACAAAAAAATGTTGAATCATTTGGCGATCAATTAACTGATTTTGGCAAAAAGGCTGCACTGGCATTTGCAGCCGCTGGAGCAGCCATTGGAGCGTTTGCACTTAAATCAGTGCAGAATGCCGCAGCGGATGAAGGCGCACAAAGAAAACTGACCGAAACATTGCAGAAAACTACAAATGCAACAACTGCCCAAATTGCTGCCGTTGGTCAATATATTGATAAAACATCAATTGCAATTGGTGTGACTGATGATGAATTGCGCCCTGCATTTAGCAGATTAGCCCGCTCAACAAATGATGTGCAAGCCGCCCAGGATTTATTAAATTTGGCATTGGATGTTTCAAGTGCAACGGGCAAACCCCTGGAAGCCGTGGCAAATGCATTGGGCAAGGCTTATGATGGCAACGCAGCATCATTGGGCAGGCTGGGTTTAGGCATTGATGCATCCACATTAAAATCAGGAAACTTTAATGATATTTTTAAACAATTAACAGGAACATTTGGTGGATTTGCTGCTAATGAAGCGCAGACTACTGAAAAAAGTTTTGTGCGAATTAAAATTGCAATTGATGAAGCCCAGGAAAGAATTGGCGCGGCATTGTTGCCATTGACTGAAAAATTAACTGCATACATTTTAAATACTGCCGTGCCTGCATTAAATGCATTTGTTGGTGGATTGACTGGGGATCAAGGCGTAAGTGATGCATTTACTGAATCAGAAAAAAATGCATTTGCATGGGGTGAGCGTGTTAAGTCAGTAATTAAAACCGTGATTGATTTAAAAGATGAATTAATTGTTTTAGCAGGAATTATTGGCACAATATTTGTGGTGTCAAAAATATCTGCCGCAGTGACTGGAACGATTGCTGCAATTACTGCATTAGTTAAGGCTTACAATGCATTGAAGGCATCAGCAATTGTTGCAGGTGTTGCAACTTATTTTGCATTAAATCCATTGGCAGGCGTTGCAGCCGCAGCCATTGCCGCAGGTGTTTTAGCAGCTGCAAACAATCTAATCAGCCGATCAGATATTGATGTGGGAAATTTTGATATTGGGTCAGCAACTGGAAATGGATCAAACTTTAATTTTGGTGCAGGCAATCCATTATTTCAGCCATCAGGCGGTGGTGGTGGAGCAGGCGGTGGTGGTGGAGCAGGCGGTGGTGGTGGAGCAGGCGGTGGTGGTGGCACTGGGGGTGTAATCCAGGGAGCAGTTAATTTGCCTGATCTAGTTCAAAAACTGCAACGGGTATCAGATAAAATTGCCGATACCACATTTTTATTAGCCACAGATGCAATCAGTTCAAAAACTGCACAAAAACAATTGGATGCATTACAAAAAGAATTTGCATTGTTGGAAAGGCAAGGGCTTGCAGTTCAATCAATGGAATCTGCCGCAGCATTTAATCCATTAAGCGGCATTAGAACTCCGTTCAATGAACCAGGAACAACAAACATCACAGTCAATATGGGCGTTGTTGGCGATCCCGAAGGAGCGAAACGCGCCATTATAGATTTACAAAATGAGGGATTTTATCGGGGAACGGGCGGCGGTAATTTATTGCAGGGGCTTAAATGAGCCAATGGAATCCAATATGGAAATTGGAAATTAATGGGGTTGACTACACCAATTTAATTCTTAGCAATTTAACAATTACCAGCGGGCGCACTGATATTTATAGTCAGGCAAATGCGGGTTATTGCAATATTGAATTAGTTAACCTGGATCAAACCAATTACACATTTGCCATTAATCAATCAATTTCAATTTCAGTCCAGGATTCAACTGCAACATTTGTGCCAATATTTGGCGGAACAATTACTGATTTAACAATAAGCGTGTCAGAAATTGGCTCAGTTGCATACGCTCAGACATACACAATGATTGCATTGGGTGCATTAAGCCGATTGCCTAGAATTATCACTACTGGAATTTTGCCGCATGAATTTGATGGTGATCAGATTTACAGGGTTTTATCAGAAATTTTATTTAATCAATGGCAGCAAGTGCCCGCAGCTGAAACATGGGCTGCCTATGATCCAACGCAACAATGGCAGGATGCAGAAAATAATGGTTTAGGTGAAATTGACCAACCAGGTGATTATGATTTGGCAGCCCGTTCATCCAGTGTCATTGATGTTTATTCATTGGTTGCAGGGCTTGCAACAAGTGGTCTAGGTTATTTGTATGAATCGTCAACTGGATTAATCTCATATGCAGATTCCACACACCGCAGCCAATATTTATCAGCAAACGGTTATGTGGATTTAGATGCCAATCAAGCCAATGGCAAAAACTTGCAAATCCGCACCCGCAGTGGTGATGTGCGAAATTCAATTACTTTAAAATACGGGGCAAATTCTAATAATGAGGTTACAGATTCTGACCCAGCATCAATTGCTTTATACGGTAATTTATCTC